TCGGCTATGTCAGAAATCTCATCTGGTTTGTTGGACAAATATGGTAGAGCGACATGACGTGCTTCCGGTTTGATCTTTGAAAAAAGATCATAAAGGTAGCACGCCTTGGCTGAGATCTGTGATCTCGGACTTAACTCTCTACCCCATGAAAAGGCGAGTCCTCCATGAGAGTATGGCACATCAATAGACCTGACGGTCCGTTGAAGTTTACTACGATTTAGTTGTTTGAATAGTTCAAGATTGAACTGTTCATCTTCTTCATCGTTGAACAATTGCCAGTCTCGGAGGCATTCACCCAAAATATGGGAACGTCTGTCCAACACTTTCTGTTTACCTGCACAACGAATTTGATCTCCATCCACGAACTGTGAATTCACAGAACCAAATCTTGGGTGTATGTAGTTCTTTCCTAAAGATAACTTGAGGCCGACATGAGAGGCTTGTTTTTTCCAAATTGGATAAACATGTCTCTGTGTTCGCATCAAAATATCATCTCCATTAATCACGTAGCTTCCTGGATCCAATCCAGAAAACCGTGCCGTGCAATCGTTTAGAAGGCACAGGAGAGGGAACGACATCAACGACCCCATCAACTGACCCGATTTCTGAAGAACTGGTTTCAAACCAGATGATTCAGGGTATCGAAGCAAGTGAGGCGAAATTTCTTTCAACGCCCACCGCTTGGTCGGAAGATGATCGATTGATTCAAGAATTCCTGTCATGAGGGCCTTTGTGGCCTCGATAGGGAACGAATCCGTTGCTGCAGAGTAATCACCAGATATCCAGACATCATCCTCTTGCCCGTTTTTGTACATTCTCTTGATTGCGGTATCGAGGTTATTAGTACCGTGCGTAAGCACGAACTGTTCCTCTTCACCCAACGCACGCCACATGGCGCGCGCGAATGGCTTGAGACAGAAAGTGTCTCCTCGCCCCGCTGTGATGGTCCTAACCTTGAGAGGTTCCCGGATGGGTTCCACTCGTACAGGTAGGGGTCCTTCTGGCGGGTAAGCCGGAAATTCCAAGAAAATGTCGGAACCGTCGCCTAACTGACTTCCCACAGATTGTGTGAAGCCGTGAGGTTCAAGTTCCTCGAGCAAGGGTTGAATGACATCTGTTGATCTTGACTTAGCAGAAACAACTTGTCTCCATGTGTTTCTCAAATTATCATGAAAATCTCTCCGATCTTTAAAGATCTTTACCAAAACTTTAGGTAAAGTCTTCTTTGAGATCGGTTCCCACGTATCTTGTGACCACTTATTGCGGGGCCCCTCTCTCACT